ATTAGGGTTTTATATATTAAATATTTTAGGTACAGTAGTAAGTATTTTAAGTGGAGTATTATTTGGAATTTTATTAGCACAAATAATACTTTTAATTTGGATATTTATTACAATGGTTACAGAATGGCTTTAAAATTTACTAAAATAAATATACTATTTTAGTTGTTTTTTAAATGTATTATATATTACTTTGGTGTTATGGAAAAGAATTTAATAAGATCAGTTGGTAAAGATAAAATATTGTTAAAACAGTTAAATATAGAATAATATGAAAATTACAATCGAAACAAATTATAATAGTGTTACTGTAGATAGTAAAAAAGAGGATGAAGATATATATGCAGTTATGGATCTAATTAAGTCAGCCTTATATGCTGTTACATTTACAGAAGGTACGATATATGAAGGTTTTAAATTTATGGCAGAGGAAGATGAAAGATAAAAGAAATATAAGTATATATGTACCAAGTTTTAGTTTTGATAGTTATCATCTTTTAAATACCTATAAAGAAGAAAACTCTTTTGGGTATTTGTCAGAGGTATTAGCTTTACATTTTTTAACAGGTAGTACAGATATAGAGCTTATAAACTTTGAAGATTTAGAAGATAATGTTAAGATTATTAGTAGAAAAGAATTTAAAAAATTATATAATTTATATTATAAAAAATATATAAAATGAATAGGAGTGATAGATTAGAAGAAGAGGGTAAGGTTGAAATTTGTGCAGTATGTAGTTCACTAAATTTACAAGAAGTGACTTTAGAAAGTAAAGATGTGGTATGGTGTGGCACATGTGGTACTACAGATTATACTAAGGAGGTAGATTTAAAAGAATATTTAATTGAAAAGAATAATGTGTAATTATGGCTAAGACAGAAAATATAAAGAAGAGAGTACCTAAAAATGAAATTAATTATGCAATTAAACTTAATAGTGAACAAAAGCTTGCTAAAGCTGGTGTATTTCAGCATGATGTTACCATTGTTCTTGGAAAGGCAGCAAGTGGTAAAACTCAATTTTCTGTTAGTACAGTATTGGATTTGTTTACTACTAGAAGGATAAACAAGATTATTATATCTAGACCTATAATGGCTGATAAGTTAGGATTTCTACCAGGTGAGGTTAAAGATAAGATGGCATACCAAGTAGCACCTATTGTACAATGCATGTATGATACTATGGGTAAGGAAGCTATTGATAAGATGTTTGATAAAGGTGAAATACAAATACTTCCTATAGACTACATGAAAGGAATTACTTATCAACATGCTGCTGTAATTATTGATGAGGTACAGGATTGTACTGAAGAAGATTTTGAGTTATGCTTGACTAGATTAGGTAAAACAAGTAAGTTGTTATTTATAGGGTCAGCAGAACAAATAAATAGTAAAATAAAAAGAAGTTCATGTATAGGTAAGTTACTTAAATTAGAAAATTACGATAAAGTAAATTTTCATAGATTTACTTCTAACCATAGAAATGAAGTAATATTTGATATACTTAATTTTTTAAATGATGCTTGAGATATTGTTTGTTTACATGGGTATTAATTTTTTCTTACTTTTGTTATTATTAAATAATATTCATGATACATTGGATGAGCTAAGACAAGTTTATATATCAAATAAAAATGTTATTAAGCTACTTGATAGTAAATTCTTAACATTTTTGTTAGTATTTGTAGTAAGTATAATTTTGCTTATATTTGGGTTTTTTATAATAATATTCAAAAATATATAATAAAACTAGATGAATAAAATAATACGAGGTATTGTCAATGATATGACAGGTAAAGAAAAGGTGTTAGCTGAAGAAAGACTAGCAGTATGTTTAACACCAGAGGGAGCTACAGATACATGTGGTTTTTATAATGGTGAGTATTTTTTGGGAGCACGATGTGATGCATGTGGCTGTATTCTTAAATATAAGAGTAAGAGTCCTAATGCATCATGTCCTAAAGGTAAATGGAAGAGATGAGTTCAGTAAGTAAATTAGCAGTAGTAAAGACAGATGTTAGAAGTGCAATATATAAGTATTTAGAAATTACTATACCATTTCATAAGTTAATACATAGTGAAATGAAGGCAGTAGCAACTATACTATATATGTACTACCTAAGTGAAGAAAAAGATGAAATTGATAGATGGGCAGAAGTATTCACTTATGATAATAGGGTTAAAATAAGGGAGAAGTTAGGTGACATGAGTGTTGCTAGTTTTAATAATATTTTATCTAATCTAAGGAGGAAAGGAGTAATAAAGAATAATAGAGTTAATCCTGTATACAACCCTTCAATAAAAAAAGATACTAAATCTTTTGAAGTAACAATAAAATTTAAGTTTGATGAATAATACAGATAAAGTATTTAATAAATTATCTATAAAATATAATATACCTGTAAAGGATATAAAGAATATTATAGAATCACCTTATGAATTTACTAGAGAAACTATTAAAGAATTAGATTTGAAAAATGTAGTTAGTGAAGATGAATTAGAAAAAATGAAAACTACATTTAGATACTTAAATATAGGTTCATTAGCAGTTAATATAAATACATTAAAAAAAATAAATAAAGACAAATGGAAGTAAAATTTAAAATTTATAATGATGATAACTCCTTGTATAAAAGTAACTATGATAAATATGTTGAAGATTTCTATAGTGCAGTATCAGAAAATAAGTATGAAGATGAAACATCTGATCCTGTATTAAGAGATTTATTAAGAAGTGACAAAGATCCTGATAAAAAGTTAATACCAGCCCCTCCTGAACCTCCAGTAGTCTATGTTAAGGGTAAAATAAAGAATGACCTTATAATGGGTTATCATGTACTACCCGATAAAGCAGGTATTAGACTAATGTTAGATTATAGATTGGTAGAACAATCAACAGCTATCATTAAATATGATGATAAAATAATACAACAATTAAATAGTATTTTAGATTAATTTATATAATATTGAACTTTTAAATAGAGAAGAAAATGAATAAGGAAGAAAAAATGGTATACCCAAATTTAAAGTTACAGAATAATCACGTACTAATTACATCAGATAGAGTAGGAGAGAAGTCAAAGTTTGATTTAAGCCAAAGCTCCCTAAATGATTTATTAAAAGTAAACCAGACTGTTGTTGGAGTAGGACCCAATGTGCCTGAAGATATTACTAAAGGATGTACAGTATATTTAGATATGGCTAAATTAATGGCTAAGGCAGATAGTTCTAAAAAGCAAGTATTTTTAAGAAGTATTGGTTATGATAAAAATACAGGAGAGGTGCTTCATGATGATAATGAAAATAATATTAAAGAAGATGATATTAAACATGGAGTATTAATTACTTATAATGAAATTTTAGCAATACTATAATGACTGCGTTATTTAGTATAGATTCCAAAGGCAGGGTTGTAATTGACCCTGCTGCTTATGGAATTAAAGTATATAGAAAAATATGGGATAGGCATAAAGATAAAGATAAATCAATTGATGAGTTATCTTATATTTATTATATGTCTGATTATAAGTCTTTTGTATCTGATATTACAGATGAACAAGATAAACATGATGAAGTAGTTAAAATGATATTTAATGGGGAAAAATCAGATTTTAAACCAGATGATGTTATTAAAGATGCTATTGAATTATATAAAAAGGATCTACCAATATCTGTAAAAGTGTTAGAAGATGCTAAGGTAGGAATCAACACATTAAGAAAATACTTTAGAGAAGTAGACTTGACTGACTTAGATCCTAAAACTGGAAAACCTATACATGATGCAAATAAGTTTAACAACAACTTAAAATCACTAGGTACACTAATAGAAAACGTAAAAAAGTTAGAAGAACATGTAAGAAGAGACACTTCTTTAGAAAGTACAGTTAGAGGTGGTAGACAAAAAGGTATGTTTGAGGACCCTGAAGATTTTACATAATGAATGAATTAAAAGAGTTATTAGATGGGTTAGGTATATGGAGTAATTATCAAGAGCATCTTCTTAGTATTGATAGTAGTGTAAGAGTAGATATACTAGAAGTAGTAGAACAAGTTGAACTATTATCATGGATGGTAAAAGATCCAAAAGAAAGAGGTTATGCTAAAGATAAAGAAAGAGATGGTAAAGGTAGAATAAAGGTAGATGTAACTAAGCCTCATATACTTGAGGATATGGATTATTTTAGACCACTAGCTTTACACTTTCAAGAGTATGGTAAGTACACTGATTTATATCCTAATCCACATCCTAACTCTGAATATAAAAAGTTTTGGAATACACAAAAGAAAAGATGTTTAGATGGGTATGTAAGAGAGAGTGATGGAGAATGGATACCTGGATATTACTATTACTATTTAAACTTTAGTCCTATACAACTTACCAAGGACTTAAAAAATGCAGATGGTGAGTTTACAGGTAGGGCAGAAAGAACTAAAGAATTCCCTGATGTATGGGATAGTGATTATTTATATTTTCATTATGTTGAACAAGCTGAAGATTTAGGTTTATATGGTGCTGTATTAAAGACAAGGGGTAGAGGATACTCATTTAAGGCAGCAGCTATGTTAGCTAGAAATTATAGATTAATACCTGAAAGCAAATCATTTGCAATGGCATCTGATAGTGAATATTTAGAGGATGATGGTTTACTTGATAGTAAAACATGGGATAATTTAGATTGGGTAGATATTAACACACCATGGGCATCTGAAAGACTGACAGATGGTAAACTAAAAAAGATATTAGGATATGTAGATCCTAAAGACCAAAAGAAAAAAGGATTTAAATCTCAAATCATGGGTGTAACCACTGGTGGTAATCCTGAAAAGGGTAGAGGTAAAAGGGGTAAAATATTATTATATGAAGAAGGTGGTATATTCCCACATTTAACTAAAACATGGCAAATAGCTAGAGCATCATTTGAGGATGGTGATTCAGTATTTGGATTTATGTTAGCATTTGGTACTGGTGGAACCGAAGGGGGTAATTTTGCAGGACTGGAAGAGTTATTTTATAGGGGAAAGGGGTATAGAGTTAATATGCTACCTAACGTATATGATAAAACTAAAGGGCAAGGTCAATGTGCTTTTTATGTACCTGAATATATGAATAGAAAGAGTTGCTATGATAAGAATGGCAACTCAAATACCTTAAAAGCTTTAGTACAATTATTTATTGATAGAAAAGCTATTAAAGATAATGCTTCTGACCCTAAAGCTTTAACACAAGAAAAAGCAGAAAGATCAATTACTCCACAAGAAGCTGTATTAAGATATGAAGGAAGTATATTTCCAATAGCTGATTTAAAAGCTTATTTAGAAGATATTATACCTATGCAAAATAGCTTTATTGCTGAACACTTCATAGGTGATTTAAGAACTGATCCTACCACAGGAGATGTTAATTTTAAACCTGATGCAGATGTAAATGTAATTAGGGAATTTCCTATTAAAGATAATAAAAATAAAGAAGGTGCTGTAGAAATATTTAAACAACCTATTAAAACTAATGATGGAAGAATACCTAGAATGAGGTATATAGCAGGTATTGATACATATGATGATGATGAATCAGGAACTAACTCGTTAGGTAGTATATTTATAATGGATATATTAACAGATGAAATAGTAGCTGAATATACAGGTAGACCCCAAACTGCTAAACAGTTCTATGAAACATGTTTAAAGTTATTAAAATATTATAATGCTATAGCTTGCTACGAAAGTGATAAAAAAGGTTTATTTGGATACTTCTCACAAAAACATGCATTAAGTTATTTATGTGATGTACCTGAAATTGTTAAAGATATGGATATGATTAAAGGTACTAATTTAGGAGGTAATAAGGCAAAAGGTCTAAATTCTAATAAAAAAATAAATGCTTGGGGAAGAAGATTACAAGCAGATTATATGTTAGAAGCAGTATCAGGTAAAGAAGAAGAAGGTTTACTACAATTACATAGGTTAAGGAGTATAGCATATATTAAAGAAGCTATTGGATGGAATATTGATGCTAACTTTGATAGAGTCTCTTCCATGGGTATGTTAATGATACTTCGTGAAGAATATAAAAAGTATGTATTACATATACAAGATGAGTATGGAAAAGATAAAAGAATATACGGTGGAAATGATCCCTTCTTTGAAATAAATTACAATCAAGATAAGCTGAGTGTAAGAGATAAATCTATGCTTAAAACTATAAGAAAAGAAAAATTAAATTTAAATGAAATATAATGTCTAATATAACTACTAATGGATTTCCTTCACAGAAGAAATCATTATCTCAAAAGAATAATAAATGGAGAGAACAATGTGTAGATTCTGCTGATACACAATCAGGTTATTATAATGAAGGTGTAAGACAATCTAGAAGGCAAAAGTTCTTAAACTATAGATTATATAATGGTCATATTGATATGGAAGATTTAGAAATGACACTAAATCCACATGAAACATTTGCCAGTTATATTCCTGAAAAAATACCTCATTATCCTATTGCAGCTCCAAAAATTGATTTATTAGTAGGAGAAGAATTTAATAGAAAATTTGAATTTAAAGTAGTAGTATCTAATCCAGATGCTATTTCTGAAAAAGAAGAAGCTAAAGCTGAAATTTGGAGGAAAAGATTAATGGAGATAGTACAAGATGCTGGTGACAAAGATGCACAGCAAACTAAACTATCTAAATTAGATAAGTATTTAAAATTTGAATGGCAGGATATTAAAGAAATGACTGCTACTAATATACTAAGGCACTATCAAGAAAAACAAAATTTTAAACATACATTTAATGATTGTTTTAAAGATCTAAACTTAGCAGGTGAGGAAATGGTACAATGTGATATTGTATCTAATGAGCCTATAATGAAAAAATTAAATCCTGTTAATGTACATACAATTAGATCAGGAGGAAGTCCTTGGATACAAGATGCAGATTTAATTATTATAGAAGATTATTGGAATCCAGGTAAAATAGTAGATCATTTCTATGATGAGTTAAAGCCTAAAGATATTGAAAATTTAGAAAATGCAGCTCCAGGTACTACTATGTCAGATGATGCTATAGGTAACATACACAAAGAACCTAATTTATTTGTACCTGTGAATGATGGCAATGTAGATGATTTTGTAAATCTAGCAGAGGGTAATGGACATGTATTTGGAAACTACTATGATACTAGTGGAAACATTAGAGTATTACGAGTCTATTGGAGAAGTTTTAGAAAAGTACAGAAAGTAAAATCATATGATCCTGAAACTGGTGAAACTGTTACTGAATATTATCCTGAACAATATGTAGCAGATAAAGATAAAGGTGAAGAATCAATAACACAGTGGGTTAATGAAATGTGGGAAGGTACTAAAATAGGAGATAACAAGTACGTGCAAATGAGACCTAAACCTGTACAATACAGTGATATAAATAATCCATCTTTATGTCATGCAGGTATTATAGGATATGTAGACTCTACTAATCAGATGCAATCTGTATCTACTATGGATAGAATGAAACAATATCAATATTTATATGATATTGTAAAGGATAGAGTAAATAGAACAATGGCTAAATATTTAGGTCCATTACTAGAGTTAGATTTAGCTAAAATACCTGAAAATTGGCAGATGGATAAATGGTTACACTTTGCGCATTCTAATGGACTAGCTGTAATAGATAGTTTTAAAGAAGGTAATAAAGGTATATCCACTGGTAAATTAGCAGGTAGTTTTAATACTACAGGTGGAGTAATTAATATGGAAATGGGTAACTATATCCAAAATCAAATTAGTTTCTTAGAATATGTTAAATCTGAAATGGCACAAATAGTAGGTATTACACCACAAAGAGAAGGGGCTATTAC